TGAAAGGGGATCACGCACAAAAAATTTTGGGGTCGGGGAAGAAGGAGGAACTTTGCCTGCAAAGGCCGTTCTTTAAATGGCCGTTGACATGCGCGGCTTTCCCATGGTATCCTTTATCTATAGAGAGAGGCCCCGCCCTCCTTTTTACGGAGTTCGTATGCAGTTAGTGAAAGAGATTCGTCAAGATGAGTTATTGCGCCTTTTACTCAGTGGATACAAGCCTCGAGAGGCGGCTGTGTATTTAAAGGTGTCCACTTGGACGGTTTATAAATACTGCAGGGACCCGGAATTCATGGCTGAGTTGCGCGCCAAGAATGCGGACATGTGGGCGTTAGTAGATGCCGAGATTAATCAGACGAAGTTAGGGATTGTGCAACGGGCGGAGGAAGGCGCACGTGAAGCGCTCGAGGAGATGATTAACCTCGCAAAGGGAGGATTGGCGGAAACTACCCGGTTGCGCGCCTGTCAGGATTTATTGGATAGGAATCCAGAGATCAGCCGTACTAAGAGGCTGGAGGGAAGCGCGGACCCTTCTCGTAGTAATGTTCTTAATGCGGTGTTTCTCAAACAGGCTTTTACAGTAATGGTGGAGGAAGATAAAAAGAAGGGGTTGAGTGTAGGAGGAGGAGGAGAAATATTTGATGTTAAGGGAGAGGAGTTCGTAGCTAGTCCGAAGGACTCGAAAAGCACCACTCCACCATCAAATCCACCTTCAGTACCTTCAACGCCCCCTGGGGCAGGCGAGCCGCGGCCCTTTTTTATAGAGCCACCGCCTCCGCCGCCTAGCGATCCGCGTCGTACGCCGAGGTTAGGGGGGCCGCCGTCTGAAAGGGCACAGCTTATTGCACGAAACGCGCCTCAAGTACAGAAATCTCTTTTTGCGGAAGGGGAACTTTAATGGGAGTAGGGAACGGGAATGGAGCCATAACCAGTGCTGATTTCCTCGCGCTGGCTGAGCAAGGCGATGCAGAGACCCTTTACGCCTCTATGAAAGCCCGTGCCCTCAGCTCTCTTTACTTCTTCAGCAAAATGGTACTGGGTTATAAAGATCTCGCCGCCTTACACATCGATTTCTGTAATGAGATTCAAAACTCCGTGTCCCAACGTAAGCGCGGATTCCTTATGCCGCGAGGACACTTCAAAAGCACTATTGTTTCAAAGAGTTACCCTCTCTGGCGTCTCTGTCAAGACCAAGAACAGCGCATCCTGATAGTAGGGGAAAGCGACTTGGTGGCTTCAAAAAACCTTAACGATATAAAGTGGAATATCATTAACAACCAAGTCCTACGGTGGTTATTTCCGGAGATTATCCCTCCTGACATCAATAAGACTAAATGGACCGACACGGCTATATTACTCCCACGGGCGGGCACCTACGACGAAAGCAGTATCATGACGGTGGGTGTTGGGGGCAAGACCACCGGGTTTCACTTCGACCTAATTATCTACGACGACATGGTAGGGGAAAAAGCCGCCAAGAGTGCCGCGGAAATGAACGCCGCAATTGAGTGGTTTCAATATGCTCCGGGTCTTCTTAACGATCCTGCGAATGGAGAAGAAATCCTCATCGGCACGCGATGGAAACACGGCAATGAAGACCTGTACGGTTTCATTATGGAAGGTCTTCAGATGGGTGAGACCGAAAGTGGCCGTAAAACAGGCTTTAGCTGGTATATCCGTGCGGCCTTGGAAGATGAAAGTGGTAACCCTGATGTAGAAAATGGCACGCCGATCTTCCCAGAGAGATTCACTCGTGAGGTATTACTCGACATACTGGAAAGAGAAAAAGAGTACAAATTCGGCTGTCAGTATCAAAACGATCCTAGTGCCCCGGGTGCCACTGATTTCGAGGCGGGCTGGGTTAAATACTACACAATCGATACCGATAGGCAAACTCTCATCCCCACTGACGGCTCTGCCCCCGTTAAACTCTCCCAACTCTGGCGGTTATCCTTCTTCGACCCTAGTGGCGGAGGTGCTTCGGCAAAATGTCAAAACGGCATAGCTGTACTAGGCGGCGACAGCCTACGACGTATATTTGTGCTTGACCCGTGGGGTACTAATTGTAGTTACGGAGACGCCATAGAAAAATGGCATTGTCTTAACGATAGATACCAATGTCATGAGAATTGGTGGGAGAATGTAGGGGCACAGAAAGCGGTAGAAGACATTGTAAAAGAACGCTGCTTTAATGCAGGCCCTTGTCACTACTGTGGTAAAACCCACAAGCGTCTTAACCCTAAGCCATTTCATCCTCCTAGTGGAGGTAGTGAAATGAACAAATACGAACGTATAAGGTTTTACGCACAGCCACCCCTACAAGAGGGTCGTGTATATATACCTCAAGGGGCGAGAGGCGGACCACTTAAAAATCAAATTATAAACTGCCCTCATAGCAAGATGATAGATCTTCTAGACAGTATGGCAAGCGGTATTCATCTGCTTAAATTCCCTCCTAGTGAGGAAGCCGTTACCATAAGACGCGAGGCGGATGAGAAAGCTAAGCAGGTGAGGCAGCAACGCACGCATACCACCTACAACTATGGCGGTTATGTCTAAAGGAAGGGTTAATACATGCAAGCTATAGAGATAAAGGCAGGGCCTGAGAAACTAAAAGAGCTCATCAACTACTGCATTTGTAAATTCGAGGAAACCGTTAAGGCCCGTGCAAATCAAGTGGATCAAAAGTACAAGCAGTGGCAGGATAATTATTCAGGAAAGCCTCTTTGCGAGGAACGTACTACTCCCTTTATAGGGGCATCTAATTTTGTGCCTCAACTTATCCGTATGCACACTGATATTCTCGCTGCTCGTATGTGCGGTATTATCTTTGCCTCAAAACCTTTCTGGAAAGTAAAGAGCTGGTTGAAAAATCTTAACCACGAATGCATGGATTCTCTAAGTGAATGGTTTGAATACAAATGCTTTAGTGAGTTGGATTTCTTCGAACCAATGGATAGGAGTATCTTCCAAACCGTAAAATGCGGCACGCTTGTTCTCAAAGCTCCCTGGGTAGATCAAAGCTTTATCACTTTTACAGGGAAGGGTGAAAGTCGTACACGTGAGATTAGCGGACTTAAACTTTGCCCTATACCGTTCGATGATTTCTACCCCTATCCTCTCACCGCGCCCTCTCTACAAGATGTGATTATAAAATATCACGTTTTACGTTTCTCCAAGGAAGAGATAGAATGGCGGCGAACAAGTGGTCTTTGGAAAGAAGAAGGTTGTAAGGCGTTAGTGGAGAATCCCTCGCCAGAAGGGCAAGAGGGTGTAAAACGTGATAGCGAGGCGCAAAGTGCGGGTCTCAGTATCACAAACGATGTTAGTCGCCCTTACAGCGTAATAGAGGTGTGGTTAGACTACCCTCTTGATGGTAAAAACATCCACAAGCTTTGCCTTACCCTCAACCCGAAAAGAAAGGGGGAAGCCGCCCTATTAAAAGGCGTCTATAATTACTATGAAAGTGGTATCGATCCGTTCATCGATTTTCGCATCCTGCCGAGGGATGACCTATTTTACGGGTACTCGATACCCGAAATCCTGGAAGAATCGCAAGAGGAACAAGCTCAAATACACAATTCTCGAAGAGACGCGAATACCATCGCAAACATCCCAGGATGGAAGAAGAAGATGTACGGCAATGTGCCTGACCCCTCCAGTAGCTGGTATCCCGGTAAGGTTTTCGAGTTAGAAAACATGGAAGACCTTGAAATCCTGCAATTCTCCGGTAACTACAACAACATGATGGAAGAGGAGAGTTTCCTCCTTCAACTTGCTGAACGCTACACGGGTATCCAATCACCTATGCAGGGTTATGGTGCGGGTCAAATGGAAGGGAAGCGCGGCACTTATAGTAGTGGCGGTACACTAGCTCTTCTTGCAGAAGGTAACAAGCGGCTTGACATCTTCAACAAGCGTTTTAGGTTTCCTTTTCACCGTTTAGGGCGTCTTATCTTCCAGAGTTATAGAGATTTTGGAGGAGAGCAGTTAGCAACTGAATTCGAACTATTTGGAGACAACCGTGAACATTTACAAAAGGTTTTTAACACGAGAGAGCCGAAAGATTTCCGAGGACTCTTCTTCGATATTGGAGCGAGTGATAGTGGAGCAAACCGTGAGCTCGATAGGCAGAACACCCTCCTTATGGCTAACACAATGGCTGCGTACTATCGGCAGGTCGTGGAAAGCAGTACTATGTTGGCTCAGATCCCTCCTGAAAACCCTCTTCGGCAAATTCTTATCAGTGTTCTCGAGGGAGCAAAAGATCTTGCAGACCGGTTACTCTTCCTCTATGAAATCGGAGATAGAAAACGACTCCTCCCAAGCGTCAGTGAAATTCTTGCAGGAGGGGCTGGACGTCCCGGACAGACTGACGCACCCGGAGCTCCTCAGGCTGAAGGATCTCTTGGGTACGGAGAACTTTCAGGTCTTTCGGAAAACCTTGCTGCGCTCACGGGTGGAATGCCTAGTTAAATTAGAAGGGGTAGATGACCTAAAAGATCTCTTTAGAATCCAAGGGCGCCTGCGAGCTCTTCGTGATATAGATGGCTTGCAGAGAGCGGTAGAGTTCCAAATAGGAGAAGAAGAAAAAGCTGTAGAGTTGGAAAAGTTGAAGAACGAGAACAGTAACCGTAAACGTAGTATTCAAACCTGGAGGTAGATTATGGGCACAACTGTACCGCCTATTGTTAGTGACGATGAAAACTTACCCGAGGAATTGAAGGGTAAAACGCCGGCCGAGATAGTTGATTATTATCGGAGACGTGAACAACAATATGTAAATAAAATTGAAGATCTGGCGGCTCGTACGCCTGTTACGACTCCCGTTGAGCCTGTAAGGCAAAATACGGATCCTACCCCCTCAGAGGTATGGAGTGATCCTATCAAAGCTATTAAACAAGTAGGCGTAACGCGGGAAGAGTTTAACGCTGCTGCAGGGCAAGTGCAGGCCAACATGATTGAGATGGCTGCTATTATAGTTGGTAAACGTATACCGGATTTCGCAAAGTGGGAAGCCAAGGTGCGGAATATAATGGCGAATGTTGCGCCTCATCTGAAGGCCGATCCGCAGCAGTGGGAAACCGCGTATTATTACGTAAAAGGACAGGAGACAGATAAACTCGTGAATGAAGCTGCTGCAAATGCGGTGCGCGTGGCGAGTGAGGTACCCAGTATGACTCCCACAATGCCTGTTATCCCTGAGAAGCTTACCTTTGAGGAGAATTACGTTGCAAAGGGGCTAGGCTTGAGTGATGAGCAGTATAAGGACGGTAAGCAGCAAGAGGTTGAAAACAGCTGGCCCTTGACATTCGATAGCAGGAAAAGAAAGGTAGGTGGTTAGTATGGCAGACGTAAATGCAAACGCAAATGCAATAACTGTGGAGAGTGCACCTATAGGCATTCCAAAGGATAAAGCCGGACGCGCAGAGTGGTACGCCAAGATGCGTGAACGGATGGGTAAGAGCCGTTTTAAGGTAGAAAAGGTGCCTGCAGGCTATACCGCTTACTGGGCTCGGAAAAATGACGAGGAAGAACTGAGTCGAATGGATGTGCTCGGCTTTCGGGTGGTGAGAGATGATCCAGCCAAGCCTCGTTACAAAGCCAATGGTCTTAAAGCAGATGGCACCTACGTCATGGGAGATGTCATACTGATGGAAATTCCTACCGATGAATACGAATTTTATAAAGAGGAAAACCATAGCCGAGCCACTGCATTGGTGAATGGTGTTCCTGAATCCTTTATGAACGAGGCCTTGAAACAAGGTGCACCTGCCTTTGCAGTAGATGAAAATCACCGTAAAATCAAATAGCGGCTAGTGCCGCAGGAGGTAGTTTATGGCCGGAGCAATTCCAATCAGATTCCGTAGACTTGCATATGGGGCAGGTATGCCTACTATTCAACGTCTGCCGGAGAATAACAACAGTGTTGCGAAAATGGGTGTCCCTATCGCGCTTACAAGCGGTTATGTGGATCAAAGTGCCGCTATCACTGATAACAACAACATGTTTATCGGTTTCTCTACCGAGTACGGAAAGAATCGTGCTGCGGATGGAGTGGCGGAAACGGCTCATTACGGGTCCGTTATCAACCAAGCCAATGCCGTAAATATCGCTGTGGGTACCCCAATGGACGATGGCAATATGGGCGTATTGATGGCGGCGCCTGGCGTTCGTTTCATGGGAGCTCTTACAAGCGCCAACAACATCGCGGCGGCTCAGTTAGGTGCTACCATGGGCCTTACCGAAGACGCCAATAATTATTGGTACGTCGATCCGGCCAAGAATAATCAGGCCTCAGGTGGATGTGTCAAAATTACCGATCTCGTTGACCCAGTCGGAACAGCAGCAGGCCGAGTGGAGTTCGAAGTTATCAACGCGCGCATTCAAACTCTGAGTCAACAGACTTAAGTAGCCCGTAAGGGCAGGAGGATTTTACTATGCCAGCAACACGTGGTGCTTTTGCGGCTTTATTGGCTCCCGGATTGAGAAAGGTCATTTTCGATGATCTTGCGGCTCACGGCGAGGAGTACACGCAAATTTTTAACATTTACCCTTCCGAGTCCGCCTATGAAGAAGAACAGCTCGTGGCGGGATTGGGTTCGGTACCCGTCAAACCGGAAGGTGAACCCACCAAATACGATGAACCTCTTCAAGGCGGTTCATTGCGTTATACCCACCAGGCGTATGGCTTGGGCTTCCAGGTTACCCGTGAGATGTGGGATGATGATAAATACGGTATCATGCGCCGCGTATCTCAAGACTTTGCCGGGGGTATTCGTCAAACTCTTGAAGCCACTTACGCAAATGTGCTGAATAACTCCTTCACCGCAACCAAGAGTATTGACGGTGAATATCTTATCAGTACGGCGCATCCGCTGCTCGGTGGTTCTACCTACAGTAATCGTTCCGCAACCGATATGGCGTTCAGCATCAGCGGTCTGCAGGAAATGTTGCTTCTCTTTGAGAAAATGGTCAATGAACGTGGCCTTCTCAAACGGATGATTCCTAACCGCGTACTTATCCCGGTCGACTTGCAATTTAAGGCGGCAGAGATTCTGTACAGCACTTACAAACCCTATACAGGGAATAACGAAGTCAATGTCATGCAGGGGCGGCTGGAGCCTATCGTGAATCACTACCTTACGTCGTCTTCGGCGTGGTGGATGTTGTCTCAAAACAGCGAGCACACTCTGCAGGGCTTCTGGCGTAAAAAGCCTGAATTCAACAGCCAGGATGATTTCGACACCAAGGGTTCCAAACATGACACGTACTTCCGGTTCTGTGCGGGTGTTACTTACTGGCACGGGGTTGCTGGCAGTGACGGCGTCTAACTGAAAGGAGACACAAGATGGGTAGTATAACTAATTTCCCTTACGGCTTGAGCTCCTTTGGTATCCCGCTTCTGAATGGTGGAATGCCGGGCGCGGACCCTAGTGTAGCTGGGATTTACTTTGTTGACGGTAATTCCGGCAATGATGGTAATTCCGGCTTGAGTTGGGATGAAGCCTTTAAAACAGTAGCAAAAGGGCTTCTTGCGTGTCATCAGTATCAAACTAAATCGGCCAACAAGGCATGGGCAAGACGCTCTAAGCTATTTATCGTTGGTGATTATTTCGAGGAAGATCTCACCGCATTAGCTGAAAAGACCGATGTAATCGGCTGTGGCCAGTGTGATGGTTTCTTCAGTGCCCGGATTAAAGGGAATCACGTAATCGATTCTACTAAATATTCCGGGTGTCGTCTCTTCAACATCACCTTTCAAGATAATGATGCCACAGGAACCATCCTTACAATCCCCACTGAACAAAGTGGTATTGTACTAGATGGCTGCACTTTTCTCAGTGGCACAGCAACGGTGATAGGCGTACTCGTAACTGCTTCCTCCGACTTTCAAATGAGGAATTGTAAATTCCAAGGTTCGTGGAGTTCTAGTTTCTCTACGGCCGCCCTTTCCATAGGAGCCGGTGACGGCAGGCGTACAATCATTGAGAATAACACGATTGAAAATCAACATGCAACAGGTGTTGGTATTCTAGTAAATATCGGACGGATAGGTTTGGGCAGTTTCATTCGAGGTAATCATCTCTACACCACCGCAATGGCTATTGATGAGAACTCGAATACCTTTGCCTGTATCGATAATCGTGCTATTGTAGGTACGGCAAAAGCTGCTGATACCTCTGTCGACATCTCAGCGGCCCTTTCCGTTAACAACCTGGTTACCGGTTCTGATGGTACGATAAGTGTGCCTCCATGCAACTATGGTGCTCAGTCCTAGGGAGTTAAAATGGTTGAACGTAGACGTGCCACATGGTTTTCTGCTGTACTTCAAACAGCCACTATTCTCCTTGCCTTGCTAGGAATTGCGTTAGCAGGTGAGCGTCGTATAACCAGTGTCGAAACCCGTCTCACAGCCGTTGAAAGAGCAGTGATCGAATTACAGAAAGCTGCTCTAAGGCAGGATGTGAGAATGGATCAACAAGCTGAGATGATGGCAAAGACGGTAGCCATCCTCGATATAGTTTGTAAGAATTATACAAAACAATAATTCATAAGGGCTCGTAAAGAGCAGAAGGTGCAAGCGCATGTGGAATAAACCTATTAAAAAAACGATTTTCACCCTTTGTGTGGATAATTATTCACCAGAGGTTACCAAAATAACATTTCCTCTCATGCAACGCTACGCGGAGAAGATCGGGGCGGACTTCCATATCATTAAAGAAAGGAAGTTCCCCCTCTTCCCGCCCGTGTATGAGAAATTGCAAATCTACCAGCTTGGCCAGGAGATGGAAAATGATTGGAATCTTTTTATCGACGCTGATGCAATTGTTAATCCTACCATGCCGGATGTTACAACGTTTGTCGGAAAAGATACAGTCCTGCATAATGGCAACGACTTCGCCTCTATAAGGTGGCGCTATGATAGATACTTCATGCGTGATGGCCGTAACATTGGTTCTTGCAACTGGTTTACTCTCGCTAGTGACTGGTGTATTGATCTTTGGCATCCTTTGGACGATCTCACTCTTGCTGAAGCCGCGGCTAATATTTTCCCCGTCATCAGTGAAGAGAACAGTGGGGTTATGGATCCTACTCATCTTATTGACGATTACACTCTCAGCCGTAATATCGCTAAATATGGGTTAAAATTCGATACCTTCCTAAACGTGCAGCAGCGTCGATGGCATGGTTTGCAGGGCTTTTTATTTCACCTTTACGCAATTCCGGAAGAGGTTAAAATCGCTAAGATGCATATGGTGTTAAAGGAATGGAGGATTGAATAATGAAATCGCCTTTCCTAATGGATACCATTCAAATCGAGATAACCAACGCTTGCATTAATAGCTGTTCTAACTGCACCCGGTTTTGCGGGCATCACCCTATCCCTTACATGATGGATTTTGAAACCTTTAAAGCTGCTGTGGATAGTATGGAAGGTTTCCCTCATATGGTAGGGATAATGGGTGGTGAGCCTCTTCTTCACCCTCAGTTCGAGCAATTTTGTAACTACGCGGTAGAGAAACTAGGTAGAAACCACCTAGGACTATGGAGTTCTTTTCCGGTAGGAAAGGAACATCTAAGAGGGGTAATCTGCCGCACCTTCGATCATATTTTTCTTAACGACCATACAAGAGGGGATATCTACCACCACCCATTAATGGTTGGGATAAGCGAAGTAATGGAACATGAGAGAGAAGCTTATATGTTGGTAGATCAATGCTGGGTGCAGAACAGCTGGTCGGCTTCTATCAACCCTCATGGCGCCTTCTTCTGTGAAGTAGCAGCCGCGTGGTCAATCTTACTCGGAAAGCCTGAGACCGCCTGGCCTGTTGAAAAGGGTTGGTGGTGGAGGGTACCCAAAGACTTTACCGCACAGGTGGAGACCTTTTGCTTAAGGTGCGGAGGTGCATTACCTCTTAAAAGGCGTGTGAGTGTGGAAGGGGTGGATGACATCAGCCCTGAGAATTATAAGTTGTTGGGAGGGAGTAGTCCGAAGTTAAAAAGAGGTGCGTATAAACTGCACAATCTTGAAACGTGTTTAAGAAAAGAACAGCAACCTCTTGCTGCGTATAAAGATGAGCACTTTCGAGATGCAATCGCGAAGAGATACGGCATTTATCTTATGATGAATGAGTTGGGGTTCCAAACGCCTTATATGATTAGTAAACCTCCTGTGGCACAAAAGTCTTATATAGAGAGAATGCAGGAGCGTTACACTTAAACGTAGGGGTTTAAAAAGAGGTGAGGAATGGCTAATGATTTAAGTGGAGATAGGCTAGTTCTTGATACCGCAAACGCGACCGATATCCTTATTCCAGGGCGGTTGCAGATTTGTGGTATGGAATGGGTTAATCCTGCTAATGCCACAGATGAAATGGAACTCGTGGATGGCGCAAATAAACTCATTTACGGAACTGTTGCGGGTTCAAATAATGGTGGTACTATTGGGCCTGATTATTGTCCCGGTTGGGTTGATGGTATTCGTCTTACCAAACTCACTAGTGGTAAATTAGTTATTTACCTGGGGTAACGCTATGGGCGTAAGGATGAAAGGTGTATGGAGAGAGGTATGGGAAATCTGCGGAAGATGCGGTTTCCCTTACCCTCTCAGTATGCTTACCAAACAAAAGGGCTTACTTGTTTGTAGCGGATGTTTTGATAATACATTGGTAGAACGAAGGTCCCAGATGATCGATCAAGTGCTAGCTGATGGGCAAGAGGGAGATAATCCTAAGGCCGAAAAGCAGGCTTCTGATGATACATTTGAAATTATGTTTTAGAAAAAGGAATAGAAAAAGGGGGCGGTATGGCAACTATTGCAGAACGCGCATTAATTGTAATCAGTATGTTGGGAAATCGCACCGACCTCCAGACTAAGGTGGAAGGCTGGTTAAAGGCTTCGTATTTTGAGATAGGTATGCGGTATGATTTTGAGGAATTGGAAGATACTCACAACACCTCTATAGTAGGCTTGAATAACAATAACACTTATCCCTACCCTACCCTATCTATCTCTAATAACAACTGGGAAGTAAGGGCTATTAAAGCCCTCACGTTGTTTGGTAATAATAACAACCGTGTGATACCTCTGGTGAAAAAAGATATCAAATGGTTGGATAGAATGCCAGAGGTACTAGGGCCGCCCGCTATCTTCTGTTCGTATAAGAATAGTGTGATATTACACCCTACCCCTAATACCGACTGGACATTAAGGTGGAGAGTGTGGTTAAAGCCTCGAATTGAGCCTGAGGATAATAACAACAACCTTTACATGAATGCAACTGAAATCCTTGTACCCGATGATTGGATGGAGGTAGTGGATTACGGGGCCGCTATGCGAGGTCATACCGATCTGCTGGAGAGAGATAAAGCTGGCGAGATTATGCAATTGCTGCATGGAAGTGAGGATCCTAAAACGGGCAGAAGGATCCCTGGTTTAATAGGGCAGAGGTTGTTAAGGCGTCAGGCAGAGAGTCCTATGAATGAATGGGGTATAAGGCCTCAAAAGAGGGGGTATACGAAATAATGACTTATCAATCGCAGTTGATAAAAGGACCCTTTAAAGGTATCTGGGACGCGACCCCTAAACCTAATACTCCCCCAGAATCATTTGATGACATGGTGAATTTCTTCTGTAGGAAGGGGAGAATCCAAAGCCGCCCGAAGTTAGTAACCTTCACTGCGCCTCCTGATGGTAAGGTGGTAAGAGAAGCAATTACCTTTGCCGATGGAAATGGTGAATATCATACCTTAATACTAACGGATAGAAGTGCGTATTATGTAGAAGGAGCAGGTACCTATACGCGCCTCACTCTCCCCCTTGCAGGCTTAAAGAAGCGCGGTACTCATACGGGGGGCTCTAGTGCTACCGTAATGACCGACTCAGCGGCTGCCTTCATTGCAGATGATTTAATTGGTTATACTGTTTACAATATAACCGATGGTTCTTCTGGTGTGATCACAGACAACGATACCACCACCATTACAGTAGCGGCGTTAAGTGGGGGAACAGGAGATACCTGGGAAACCAATGATGAGTACAAAATCGATATATTAGACGGCACCGGTTTACCCTACGCTATTGCTCCTATGAATGGGAGAATCTACTTCTGTAACGGTAGTCATGTATTAATGTATGTGGATGGAAATGATACTGTTTTAGTAGCGGGTGATGCGCCTTTCGCATGTAGGTTCCTTAGCGCTAATGCATTTCATCTACTCGCATTCTACACAACCGAACCAGTACCAGGAGAGGTGGGCTCTACTAACTACCCTATCCGGGCGAGATACTCTAAGGTGGGTGATCCAAATGATTGGACTGCTCTCACTAGTGGTTTAAACGACTTGGTAGAAGTCCCTGATAGTATCACAGGCGCTACCACCCTAGGCCGAAATACGTTCATCGCGAGGACTAACGGTTGGACTATGATGGCACCTACCGGTGTAAGTACGGCGCCCTTCACTTTTGAGCAGTATAACTACGCGCCTAAGGGAATTGGAAACCGCTTTGCGTATTCCTTGGCTACTTACGGTAACACGGCTATCTTCGTGAGTGCAGATGACATCTATCGCTTGGATGGTGCCTCAATGAGTCCGATTGGCGGCAATTGTAAGAAGAAAATCTTCGAGCAACTTGCGCAAGCTAGTGGTGATCAAGTAAGAGGTTTCATCATCCCTAGGATGGGTATTGCTTATGACTTTCTCTCCTACTGGCTTTCTATTCCCGGTGTGAATTACAGCTGGGTGTATAATCTTGAGGAAAACAGTTGGACTAAATTCTACAGTTCGGCCGGTAGACTTACCTGTCTCGCTAACATTGCACTGGAGTAGAAATGGAATACATAGGTAATATCCTAGTAGGGGAATATAAAGAGTGGAGTACGTACGCTTTACAGAGTAACCAATCTACCTCTACCTTTACCTTTGATGGCTCGTTTGATGTATATAACTACGCCACTAATACCCTTCTGCTCACGCATGTTGTAACCATCACTAAGCCCGCTAGCTTTCCTGTAAGTGCAATTCCTAACACTTACATACCTGTATTTACGTATAGATTTTCTCCTACGGTGCCGGGTAAGTATGTCTATAAAATCATGCAGCAGTACTTGGCGAGTGGTGATGTAACTATTAGGTATAAAACCTCTTACGTCACTTTTGACGCGATTGAGGCTCCTACACTCAGCTTATCCGTGCAGCCCTTTTCAATTGTATTCCCTGATACAATAGTAGATGGCGATTCCGAGACCCGCGACGTTATCGTGGTGAATAACGGTGAGAGTTCCTCCGTACCCGCAGATGTAAGTATAACCGCGCTTACGCTTGCGACGCATTATGAGTTGGTAGGGGCTCCTACCTTACCGTACGTAATGCATGTGGGAGATACTCTTACCCTTAAGTTAAGGTTTTCCCCTACATCTAGCGGAGATAAAACCGACGCGCATGCCTTAACCATCACATCCAGTGCGCCTCAATCGCCTCAATACGTAGCTGCGGTAGGTTATTGCTATACTACGGCCATCAATGCTATTTCAGGTTTTGATACAGAAACCCTTTTCGCATTTGCATATGGTGCAGGCCCTACCGTAGTCACCAAGTTAGCGGATAGCGATGATCTTAACTGTGAAGAAATCCAACAGCTGAATAAATTATTCGACTTCGGACTAGCGGGAATCGACAAAGTAATCACCGATGTCTTCTTCATGTATGAGAATCTAGGCGTGGCTAGTCTTGCTGCTACTGTAAATAGAAGGGTGATATCCGCAGATAGTAACTACTCCAATGAAAGGGAAGTGGTGATAGGCTCAGCTGATGCGGATCAACGTGCCTTATCCGCTAAGGCGAATGGGTTTTTACTAGACGGGCAAGTGTTAGAGTTGGCCCTTTACAAAGACGCGAATAGTGGTCCTATTAGTTTGGTGGAAATGATTATTAAATACCTAGTGGAAGAGAAACTATTAGGAGGTTACACTCTTCCTTTAATAGGAGCTACTTCCCATATAGTTAATATGGAAAACACCAATGCAGTGTTCTTCTTCGCTACTGATGTGAATGTAGCATCTGCAAAGAGAGCTGATCCAGTTGATCTTAACTGTGAGGAGGCGGGGTATTTCGAGCGGCTGAGTACTTTTGAGTTGGATGGGCAGGAGAAGGGTATCATGCGCGTCTGGCTGAAGGTAGAAGATAAAGGCTCCACCACCTTAAGCCTTACACCTAGTAGCCCCCACGGTGCAGTCGCAGCCGATAGTAATACCTTTGGCGGAGGCGCAGTTGTTGACGATATCCTTAACGTAGCATTCAACTTCATCATCAGTGGTGAAATGGTTAAATTAAGATTTGATAGGGCTGCTAATACAGGCGCAATAAGCATCATCAGCTATCTACCGAGAGTGGAGCCCAGGGGAGAGGTGAAGGAATGAGTGATTTACCAGGTACTAGAAAACTTCCCCAACAACCTATATTCCCTGAAAGGCTTGACCCTAAGATTGAAAGGGTGATGCGCTGGCAGTGGGAAGAAATAGCTAGGTATATTAATACTCTAGCGGTGGCGGTTCCCTTTACTGATAACAATTTCAACGGGAATTATGAAATTAGCACTGGGGGAGGGGTTACTGAATTACCTCTTGGTAATTACAACAACTTTGCCGATCTGAATGAATGGTGGCCTATTCCTTCTATACATTGGAATATGAATGTACAAAATGGTAATTTATTTTTAAATAGGAATGGGGCAGCTATTGCAGGTACAGGAGTGCATATATTTGCAGGCTTGAAGTTCGTGCCTAAGTTAACAGCAGATGCTAATGGTAATCTAACTATAAGATTGCGCTTAGCTAATTTACAATGCAATAATAATACAGCGAGTTTTCCTGATCATACTGCTGGAATAGGTATGTACTTATCTGCTGCGGGTAATGTTGAAGGAGGTTTATTAGGTATTACTAGTATGGCAGAAGTACGTAATGATTTTAATTTGAACAGATTAACCATAGTTCATGATTTTATAACCAACACACCTGCAGGTTCATGGACTATTAACAGTGATTTAGAATATAACAGTAATAATGTTACACCTTATTTAACCGCTACCGATTTAATACTCACAAGGCAAGCAGTGGCAAATGCTAATAATTATGCGGCAGCGGCTGCTTTTACAATAAAGACTCGGTATAAATCTTATATTGAAAACAACTATGCTAATTCAGCCTATGTAGGTCATACAGGTAGTTGGTTTTATGATATAGGAGGTAATTTATATCTCTTAGGTCATATGAGGCAAAATGTTACAGTTATAAGCGGAAGTATAACAGAATTTGAAGTGATTGAAGGTAAAATTTTCAGATAAGGAGGCGCATATGGAGTTTATCGATCCGAAAAAATTGACGCAGGAAGATGTTGAGAATATGTGGCTAAAGGCAAAAGAGGTGGAAAGTGCCTTTGATGATAGGATAAAAGAACGCGCGGACCTTTTCGTCAAATCTCTCTTTGAGAATTCCCTCTATATCAAACTAGGGGAAAAAGGTCTTATAAAGATTTCCAGCATCTTTATAGGGGCAGAAGCTTCTGTTCATATAATCGTATGGGATAAGAGTGAGCCTCATGTTCTTATTAGTATGATGCAAGAAGCACTGCCTTTCATTTTCAAGAAACTCCAACTGGAACGGCTGACTACTTTCTCTGCAATCTTCAACGAGGACGTTCTACGCCTCGCACAGTTGTTAGGGTTTCAAAAAGAAGGGCAACTCCGGCATTCCTGTGTTTATAAGGGAGAATTCTACGACACCGTTTTGTTAGGTATCTTGAAGGATGAGGTCCTGACGAAGGAGGTATAATGGGTCTCGAAACAGTCGGTCTTATAAGTGGGATTGTAGGTGCCGGAATGAGTACGGCCGGCTCTATCTATAATGCTGCTAGTGGGGGAAATAGCTACAATACTAATGCAGCTTTTCCTCAAGTGCAACAGCAGTACTTGCAAGCATTAACGGGTGCAGGTGGTTTAGGTAAGTACTCCATGCAGGCTATGGCTGATCTCACAAAGACCGGTGGGACAAATACCTCTATCGGCGCATTGATGGAAGCTTTGACCGCTAAGCAAGAGCAGGACAGGTCAAAGGGTACCGCAAATATCCTTGAGCAAATGGGTGCTAGCGGAAATAGGTATGGTACAGCCGCTGTAACGGGCTTGGGCGACTTTGAGGCGCAGCTGGGAGAAAATTACGGTAATATCTTAGCCCAGTACGTTTTCAATGCCACTGAGAGCGGACTTAACCGGCAATTGCAGGCATCTCAAATAGGTGTGAATGCCTTTAGTGCGCCTGCCTTAACACTTGAGGGTTCTTACAGCACCCCAGGCGCGGCCGTAGCTAATGCAGGTGCTAATATCGGCTCTATAGGCACTTACCTAGGTTCGCTTGGTAAATCAGTTAGTGCAGCACCTTCAACAAAGACACCAGCTAAGAATTACGGTTTTGCCGCTGGATCGCCTTATAGCGTATAGGGAAGGAGGAAAAGCAAATGGGTGGAGTAACTTATATACCGGGCCAACAGGTAGAGCAGTTAGATATACAGGATAAATACACCAAGTTGATGCAAATGGGTATGGCGGTTCAGCAGAGTAAAAAAGCTGAAGCCGTTCAAACCATTGAACAAGGCTTTAAGCTTATGGATATGGGAATTGACCCTGACTACGATGCAATGCAGCGAGCGGCTAAAACGGCAGGGTTTCCTCTTCCCAAAGACCCGAAAAGCTGGGCTGTACAGCAACAAGGCATTCAGCAAGCGGCGGCTAATCCTACGGCTGCTCCTACTCCTGGTGTAGATCCCAATCAGGCTGCGGGAGTAGGAGGTGCTACTCAAGGTAATAAAGCAGGTCTTCAAGCAGGTACGCCTCCCTCTACCAGCGCAGCTAATAAAGCGCCTGGAGGTGGAGTCATTACACCTAATGCAGTGCCTACTCAAACACTACAGAAAGCGGTGGCGGGTTCTATACCCGGGGTAAGCGGCGGGCAGCAAGGGGGAGGGCCTCAATACGCACAAACGCCTATGACCCCTCAAGCCGGTGGAGGGTTAAGGGGTTTCACTGAAAGCCGGCGGCAGGGGATGGCTGTGAGTGCTATAGGTTCAGCTGCTGATATACAGAAAAAGCAAGCTGAGGCAGAGCACGCGAAAAATGTTGCGGAGCTCTCAAACAAGGTAAGATCCTCTGATCCTAAGAATATCGACTTTAAAGATATCGGAAAACTAATGGCTATGCAAGGGCAGAATATTACCCCTGAAATGGCGAAGTATGGGGAAATGAACTCTTCACAAAAGAGTCATATGTTGGATATTGCGGCAGGTATGGAAGAAGAAATGGGCACTAAATTACAACGTGAATCTTCCTTCAGAGCTGCGATGTTAACTAATCCCCAAACTCTTAGAATGGTGGCCCGGCCCCAGGACGCGCCTCGTCTTGTAGAGAGTATACTTTCAGGGAATGGGTTTCCTACTGACATAGCTGCGGGTCAGAATCTCGATAACCTTGTTCAGAGAGCAGATCTTTTTCAGAAGTATGCAGGCGTTATAGGCGATGTATCCTACGCAGCTAAGATGGCAGATGCCGCTAGCATCGGCGGAAATCCGTTAGATGTACTTCCGGAAGGGATAAGAGGTGTTGCCGAGTTACAAATTAAGAATGAAGAAGAACGTACCAAAGCCATGCAGCTGTCGGCCAATGCGGATTGGCTAAATGCGCAATCAAATGCAAGGCAGGCTACGATTGCAGCTAACAAGGCTGATGAAGCCGCAATGACTGACCCTATTCTTGCCGATGCTTTGAAGACTTATAAAGTACTAGCAGAGGCGAAAAAAGCGGGCGCGGCTGTGGATGAAAAGATGTTCAAAGCCCTGCAGGAAACTATCTCACAAAGGAGCGGCTGGACAAAACAAGAAAAACAAGGTATGGTAAGTAAAGCTTTTTGGGGCTCCTGGGATTGGTTGGCTGGCTCAAGTGAGACCACTCTTACTCCTGCTAACCCTGAGCAATTGAAAGGTATGACAGGAGGGAAACCCACCACTCCTAAAGGGTTGAGTAATATCTCTGGAATGCAAGCGGTCCCTGCACATTAATAAGTAGAAGAAGGAAAGGGAGGTACATATGGGTGGTAGTGGGTTTTTATCAGGTGGATTTGATATACTACTTCAAGGGCAAAAGGGTCCTGATGATGGAAGTGGTTCGACTCCCACTGCCCCTAAGCCTTATGAAAAGGGCCCCCGGAAATTCCCTCCTTTGGATTTGAAAGGGGTGAAGCCTTGGAATGAAGTAGCGACGCAATTCGATCCTATGATGCCTAGAGCGTTATACGATCAGCTGAGGGAAAAGTATTTCTTTGATAACCTTGCGCCTCGTATAAGAGATGCGGGATTAGGAGTGCAGCAAACTTATGAACGGTTTAAGAAAGACACCGATCGTGAGCCGCTTTTAAAGGGGATGGAGAAAATCACCGAACCTATGATGGCAGGGGTGGATTCCTTCTTTAAAGAGATAGATGCTCCCTTTGCCTCACTGGGTCTAGGCGACGCGAAAGCTGATCTCGCAAGGAGAGAAGCTTCCCTTAAAAACCGTATGACGGTATTGGAAAGGGACGGTCTTCCTAGTGCAGCACCCGCTATCGTGGGCTCACTGGTAGGGATGGGCGTTGATGTTGCTGCTCTTTCTAAATTCACCGGGCCTCTATCGGCTGTTACAGCAGGGAAAGCGTTTAAAACTGCAAAGGGGATTAAACGAGCCACGGAGTTCGCCTCCAATAGTCTTTCATTTGGTGCGTATGAAGCCTTGAGGGAGCAAGATGGCGATAAGCGCTTGGTGGAGGGATTAAAAGGTGCTGCGTTAGGGGCGGCCTGGGAAGGTGTAATCACCGCGGTAGGGATAGGCGCTAGCCCTATGGCTAAGAGAGTAGCAGATAGGTTGAAGAGAGGTGAAGCGGCCTCTAATCCCCTTGATGAGGCATTGGATACTGCTCTAGCTCAGGATACCATTAAAGCGGCCGAGGTGGCTCGAGGCGAGGGACGAGAGTTAAAAGTTTTTGTAACAGGTGTGGATGAAGCCACTATACGCTTGAGTAAGCCGTTAGAGGGAGGCAGGCTCCCCGCTACGCGCTCGCTGTCTTTAAAGGGGAAGGATGCAGATAAAACTGTAACCGAGCTGTTAGCCAATGGCTGGGGCATAGATGAAGTTAATGTGGGAAAAGAAAATCTCAGTATGTATGAGAAGTTGAAGAAATCTCTTAAGGATCAATCAGCGGATAACTACACTGAGAATGTTATCTACACCAATGGACAGAGTGAATTAATCGCCTCCGCAATGAATCAAAAGGGGTATAAGGCTACTGTATTATCCCCTGATAGGATTTCGGTAACAAGCTCGTTAACCGCCGGCGCGAAATGGAAAGTGAAACCTCCTGATACTATTATAAGAGGAGAGCTTGCGCGCTTAAGGCAGGGTGGCGGTTTAAGTACACAGAAGGAGATAGAACTACAAGCCGCTATTCATAATGCATGGGCATCGGGTATTGATCAAGGCGTAAAGGATAATGCGTTAGAGGTGTTGAATAAACATCTACCTAACTTAATGCCTCCGAGCGGACTTAAGGCTAGTTCGTCAAAGTTAACAAAAGCTACGAGACCTCTGAAGGAGAACTTTGGAGAGAATCTAAAAACAGGAGACGGAATCCCTTCGGCTGACATGGTGCAGAGAGCTGTAGATGAAATGGTAGATCCTCATTTCGGAGTATGGAGTCCTGCTTTAGGAAGAAACCTTTCCCATACAGAGGTAATCGAACATGCAAATACCGTATGGGATCTCACTCAGAATGGGGTTAAAAGAGGCGAATCTTGGAATACCTTATACGAGGCGGGCTTAGGTAGTCTATTGCCTGTGAAGTGGGGTGAGAGATATAATACTCTTCCACAAGGAGTAAAGGATATATTATCCACTACGCCTCAGTTAAAGCAGGCTGAACGCGCTGCGATGAAGAAGGAGTTGGAAAAAGCTCTTAGTGCAGAGGATGAGGAAATCCTAACCGGCATTAGCGGAGAGACCCGTGAAGCGTTAATAGAGACCCTTGCAAGAAGTAAAAGAGCTAAGTTAGAGGTGCCCCCTGGAGAAGCGGATGATACCCTGGCTGCTATTATGGCAGAGGCACAAAAGCAAGGAGGAGGAGGAAAAATAAGAGGGGTTAAGAAAGCCGAAATGAAGGCCACGGGAGGGACTACTGGTACAGGGGAAAAGAGCGGGATGCATATTGAGGGTAAAGGGTTAAAGCAAGAAAGGAATCCTGCAAAGACGGCCGCCTGGTTGAAAGAGAGGCGGAATGATTTATTTATGCAGAAAGAGAGGCTCGAAGCGCGGCGTATTAAGGTGACTAATGAAGAGGTAAGGGCAGGTATTAATAAAGAGTTGGAGGGTATAAATACTGAATACGCTAAGATAAAGGAACTTCTAGGGGCAGGCGAGCTCAAACAAATGGCTTCGCCTGTATCATTCCCTTCGCGTCCCGAGTTGGATCCTGGGAGGCCCTCTTTTGATCCGAGAAATATCCCCTCCAATCTAAAAGAGCGACCTCTTACCTATACAGGTGAATTAACGCCTGGAGCACCTGCAATTGCGGGAGGACAAGGTGTAACTGCTAATAGTATGGGTGCATACGCAGTGCATTATATGGGTAAGGGGTTCAGTGAAATAGAAAAAGGAATGTTTGATAAACCTCTTATTCTCGCACCTAAGGGAGGTTGGAAACGTCCTATTGTATACCATGAATCTATGCACGCAATGTCGGCCGTGGTAGGTCTTGCAGATGAGTGGTATAAAAAACTTGCACAGTTTAATTCAAATGCAAGGAAAGCAATGTATGATATTGCGGGAGGATTAAAAACTCATAGCTCTAACTATTCAAAGTATTCCTTTAACTCTCTAATGGATGAAGCTTTCACTTGGGCTTCTACCGCAGTGAGAGAAGGGCAAAGTGGTACGCTTGCTGTGCTAGCGGATTGGGACACCTCGGTAAAGAATATTTTAGAAATGGTTAATATAGGAGCAAAGAATCTCGCACTCAATGCGGCGCTAGCTGGTGGGGATAGTGTAGTAAATCGACGCGCAATGAGAGTCGCAAAGGATCTTATTAGAAGAACAGCAGATGACACCTTCCTTGAGATTGATAAAGCGCTGTTGGGTGAAAAGTATCTCTACTGGGATAAGGATACTGTATCGTATGTATTGAAGACTCCGGGTGCAGCAGAAGGGGAGATAAAATATCTCTCAAATAAGAAGGAGATATGGGATTATTTAGACGATATGGATCCTTCTGAAACTGCTCCTAATCACTCTATGCCTCTGGAGATGATGGGAATGAAGGGTCCGTTTGTACCCTTAAATATGGAGCCTAGAGGAAAACCACTGCCACTGGCAAATACACAGCTGGACCCGAGATGGGAAGGTGCGAATTGGGGCTGGCAAGCTTTTAGAGGTTGGACTCGTCCCTTCTTCAGCTGGGCAGCTACAGTAGATCAAAAGCTGAATAAGTTCTTTGTTAAGACAGGAGAAGAGTTTCCCCTAAATGCTAAGATAAGGGATGTAGATGATGCGCATAAGGCATCAGCGACTTGGACGCGTATACAGCAGAATAAGTTGGTGAAGATGTTGGAGAATGTTAAACCAGAGAAATTAAAAACAATTTGGGAATGGGGCGCGTACCCAGTTGAAGATAGAGCCTTTGCTGCAAAGCATTTTGGGCTTACTCAGGAGGATATGAACGTCGGTTTGAATATGAAGAAATGGTTTGAGGATTTAGGAGATGAGACAGGTATAAGAGTTAATGAGTATTGGGAGAATTACTACCCCCAACTGCGTAAGAACTCCTTCAACGCGGATAGTATAAAGGAATGGCCTTCGGTGTATAATGCTGAAGCAGCAGGTTTTTGGGAAAAGATGATCCGTGGGGGCGATAGCACTTTTGAGCCGCAAAGGGGTCAATTAGCAGAGGTGGCTGATTTTGCCTTAAAGCAAGGGATACAGAAAAAGTTTGTAGGCGCTCCTATTAAGGAGTTGGAAAAATTAATCGAGAGAAAAACGCCTGAGGGGAAATACATCCTCCCTTCGTCTTTGAGAGGGCCTCTTACCAACTACGCTAAATACATGAAGGGTTTCCCTGACCCCACTCAACAAGCAATGAATAACTTTGTAGGAGGAATACAGAGGTCGGTAAGTAGAAGGATTACTGAGATTAATAAAAACTTACCTCCTAACATGCAACTGCCGGCTTGGGAAGCGCCTCCACAACAAACACTTAATAGATTAATGTTGTTTAGCTATGTGGGAGGGCTGGGTGGTCGACTTGGAGCGAATATAAGGGATCTTGCTCAGGGATTGATTACAGGGGCGACTGTAGTAGGTCCAGGTAAATATTGGAAAGCTGCAGGGAAGATATTAAGTGATCATGCCGCTGCTTTCGATAAAGCGGAGAAGGCAGGTGCACTTCTACAAAGGTATAATGTAGGAGAACTTTGGGGGGATATTTACAACGAGATACCTCAGGGCGGTAAGGGGTTGATGAATAAAATGGTAAAGTTCTCTAATATGGTGTTGTCTCCGCAAAGGATTACAGATAACTTTAACCGCGCTATTCTTTTCACCGCAGAGAGGGAATCTGCACTTGAGGCTCTTAAACTGTACAAAGCAGGGAAGATTGATGTGAATGCGTTTATTAATGATTATACTACTTTATGGTGGGCAGATGAATCTAATGTAATGAGGTTGATGGATTACGCCTCGCAAAAGTTTACTCCTAAACCTGCTGTAGTAAAACCGCAGAGAGAGATTAGATCATCTAAGTTAGTACAAACGGTTGGAGGAGAACATGTAGAGACTACGGTAAAGTTTAAACCAGAGGAAGAGGCTGCCTATAAGGTGGAGTTTGAATACAAAGGAATAAAGGCATCTAGTGAAGAGGATTACCTCAGTCAGGTGGCGGATAAAATTGCTAATGAGTTACTTGACAACACCATGTGGCCGTATAGGAAAGGGGGTCAGCCTGCGGTATTGAAAACGGGCTTGGGTAGAGTGTTGGGTCAGTACGGTATGTATCCTATGAACTACTTGGATTTCCTAAGACGTATAGGGGCTAAAATGGCTAACCCTAACACCCGAATGAAAGCCGCTAAGATGGGTATGATGTTCTCCGCTGTTAATTACGGAGCTGCGGAAAGTATGGAGGGTTTAGGCGCCGAGTGGTCTCAATGGCTATGGGCTTCTCCAGGCGCTTATGCAGGCGGCCCTAATATGCAGTTTGTAATGGATGCTATGAAGTCTCTTGAGCAAAGCGATGAGGGGCGAGCTGCACGTGCAAGAGTGCTTAAATACCCCCTTAACTTTGTCCCCTTTAATGTTGAGATAAGAAACCTTATCAAAGCTACTAGTGAAGAGGGAGGGCAAGAGGGTCTTTTATCTCCTGCGGTGATAAGAGTACTGGGTATGAAGCCTCATGTTGAAGTGGATAAAGAGTTAGATGAACGGTTGATGGAAGAAGTTGGATTGGGTAGTGGTTATAGTCCTTATTAGAGAGGGAGGAGTAAAATGAAACACGATAATAAAGGTGAGGTTGTAAAGGCAATTCCAGGTGTTTGTAGTCAACCGAAATCGACTGCGAATCACGCGAATATCAAAAATGCCGGTACGAGTGGAAAGGAAATGAGCGGTAATGGGCCGCAGAATTCCATTCTTACGAAGTTGAAAAAGGCATGATACGGATTAAGGACACCTGCAGATTTCGCATCTTGCGTAAGGAGATGTGGTGCTTATTTGATCTTATAGAGGCGGCCTTTAAGTTGATAGGGAAGGACGCTACTATCACCTGCGGTACTAATGGTCACGCAGGCACAGATCCACATTATCATGGCTATGCACTCGACTTCAGGTGTAATGACTTAACTGAGGAAGAGGAAAAAGTAGTTATTGGATATATCGAGGAACATGTAGATAGAGCGTTTTACTACGTGTTTCATGAGAATGATGGTCAACCAGAGGAACACATTCATATTCAGGTACGGAAAGCTATTTGGCCTGGATTGCAAAAGAAGGGATAATTGTATGGGTATTTTAGGGACGATTGGAAGTGCATTGGGCACGGCTAGAGGCGTAATGGGAGTCGTGCTAAAAGTAATTGGGTTTGTCCCTCAGATCGTGGAGATTGTGGAAAAAGTGGCCTCCCTCTTCAAAAAGAGCGATATCCCCATGACAAGCGAGATGAAGCAGGAGTTGGCTCTCTCATTGATTAAAGATGCTTTTCTAACAGCCGAAGGATTCAGCGAGAAGGACATTGTTGATGAAGAAGGGTTGAATGAAGCCCTGAAGAAGATCATTGATGGTGTGGTTGCAGCGCGAAATTCTTTCGGAAAGGAATAAGGGAAAGGAAGGGGTTTAGTTACCTATCACTAAACCCCTTTTTATTAATTAAGGATTCCCAACCACTTTAGGGGGCGGATTAGTATTCGTAATAACCACTGGAGGAAATCGCAGTACGCCTGGAGCGTTTGGTCCTCCTATCAAGGTTTTAGATATCTCGTTAGAGAAATCGCTTTCATTCCCATCCGCATCAAGAGCCGTAACCGCAAAGTAGTACGTCCCTAATTCAAGATTCAACACCAGGTGCGTGGTAAGATTACCTATAGTATTGACATTAGTGTATGTATGGGAGGCAGTACCCCAATACACTCGGTAATGAGTTACGGACGGGCTGGTGCTAGCGTCCCATGTTAACGGTACATTTCCCGCGAAAAGACTAACCGGAAAAAGGAACACCAGCAGACACAGGTACTTTTTCATGTTTTTCCTCCTCTGAGAACTTAACCACACTAGTAAGTTCATGAAATTCAAGAGAGCGATAATCTTCTCCCTCTACTGTTGTAATAATACCTGCGTGCCGGCCGAAGAACACACGGTCGCCAGGAGAGATTAACCTCTGCACTTCAGGATCGGAACCTACCGCAACCACAATCCCTGTTGTAGGTTTGGGTAGATTATGATCAAAAGTAGCAACGAATAGGCCTGCCTTCTCCGCTCGAGCAGTGATATCATCCACAGGCATTTCATCCTTCACAAACACCCTCGCACCTAACGGCATTAGTTTAGCCAAGTTGTTTACCTCCATATATAACAGGTGGAATTGCTTTAATATGAGAGCGTGTGCCCTCAAAATCTGTATTAAGAGCGCCCAGGATTAAGAAATCCACCAAGCCCTCTTCATTACGTAGTTCTAGGTAATGTTCATCGAGCACATAGATTTTCCCCACCTTATCCTCTAAAACCTCCTCTATAAGGGAACGTGATTTTACTATCCTCACCACGAGCCAATTAACACCTTTAAGGGTAATGAGATCCCCCACTTTATACGTATTAGATTGGGTAGTCACGGTCACTCACCTCCGATATCTTCTCTGCTATTTTACGGCCTATTAGAATAGCACGCGGGTCGGTATCATATTGCTTTTCATGCTCAAGAAGAGCTAAGCCGGCTTCCGCAATACTTTTATTAACAGGGGAAAAGTCCCTTATTGCTTGGAGAATTTCAAGCACACGTTCACCATGAACTTCCCAATGCCACCATACGCCTCGTGTCTCTACTCCAATCGGGTGTCTCCATCCCTCTTCATTATGGCAAGGAAAAGCAAAAGTTTCCCTGTGACGAGAACGAAAACAGATATATAGGGAAGGCCGAAAAGTGTTAGAGATACCTAACCATCCGCAGGCATCAAATAAGCCCGCAAGCCAGCCGGGATTTAGTAAAGAGCTTTGCATACCTGAAGAACCCTTTCAATGTTATAGTTGATTTTATTAACACAGTCGGTGGAAGGTAGAGGCGCGTTGAAATCTACAGGCGAGCCCTCTTGTGCCCAGTATTCAGACGCTTGAGGAGTGTCTATAAGGCGACCATTCCAACCGCGCCATACAGGTGCAGATGAATCGCAGCTTGAAATGATATCCTTCTTCGTAAGCCAGTCAAGTTCAAGAAGCGAGCCCGCAGCCATTCCCAGCGCATGGATTTTAATATCCGGACGAATGTTTTTTATAATCTCCGCGATTGTGAAGCGGAACTCCGGTTTTTCCCCAAAATGAGTATAGAGAAACCTCCCTAGACCTATCCAAGTTATACGAGGATCATCAAGCATTTTTTTACACCCCTCGTAGAAATCAAATATGTTATAGCCTGTAGCGGAAGGTACACCCATATACTCAAGACCTGGGAAGGAAACTCTTCCACTATACTCATCCAGAAAACGCTTGGTGAGGTCTACTGTAGTTGAACCCTCATGGAGCATAGCGTCAGGACATACTACCACATCTGGTTTGTAGAGTTCAATTCTCTCCAGAAGGCGCTCATTATGGGTTAATGCACCCTCATACGCGCCATTGTCTAGGATGAGGAAATCTCCTGCCCTACCGCGCTCCTGGTAGAAGTTAATATACTCCTTACTGTGTATCTGGGGTAATACAAGATGTGTATGGCTCTTGGTGGCGAACTGTCTGAGACCACTAGTGGGCGATATAATACAGAATTTCATTAAACTTCTCCTTTTAGGTAACGCCAAACGGTAGAGGGATGCGAATCAAGTAACTTCGCGATATCACGTTTGGAGGTAGTACGTATATACCTCTGATCAAGTAAATGGAGAAAAAGTCTCTTCTGGGAGGGATTATTAGGTCCTCCCTTTTCTCTCCTATCTATGTTGTAGAAAATCAGCCGATTACGAATAGTTGCCTTACCACTACCTAGCTTTTCTCCTATAGTGATAAGGGATAAACGCTGCTTGATATACATATCATACAGCATTTGTTCTTCGTCTTTATAGCCGATAGTGGTTGCGATTTCATTCCAGCTGTTCACTTCTTAAGCCCTCCAATCGTTAAGGATATCGATCTTTTTGGCCTCCAACATAGTGATGAGCTCAGGGAAATTAACACCACTACAAGCATGATGTGTATTCCAGTTATCCTCACCAGGCAATTGTTCCCATCTTAAAATCACCATACGTATTTTAGTGTTAGGAGGAAACTCCTTTAACTCTTCAATAGCTTCCTCTAAAATATCCAACGCTGTGCATTCCTTCGCGTCGGTACATTTTTCTAACCGCTTTCGTCGTAAATCGTCCATATTATTCCCTTAAGAAGTAAGTATGTTGAAGTTTATCTACTCTCTCATCCACTTGACGCGCATCGATTAACGAGGTGATAATCACCTTTAACTGTTGGGCGTTCATCCTGTACTGTAGTTTACGTACTAGCGCAGAGTGCTCTACTACTCCTCCCAGTGCTCGAAGAGTTCGGAGCACAATTTCTTGATCTTTGCCCGTTCCGCTCTTGAACACTTTCTTGAGGGCCGGGATAGTAAATTGGTCAGTCCACTCAAGAAGTTTATAAGCTCGTTCGAAACAGGCAAGGCAAATTTCTCCTGTATCACAATGCGATAGATGGAGGATGAGGGCGATACGTTGGACGTTATCGGCACGGCGCTGGTAAGTGTAAGACATAAGTTCAATTTCTGGGTGTTTCCACTTAACCTTGCTTTCCCTATACCAGGCTTGATAGGTAGCCTCTGCTTGTGCATTAAATTTATATACTCCTTTATATTGCAATAACGACGCTAACTGCATCATTAAATCGGGTTTAAGTTTATCGTCAAGGATGGTAGGACGAGGCTCGCATCGAGGTGAATCATCTTGCATTACGAGAATCTGCCTTGCCATGAAGCCACCACCAAATGTACCCTCAGGAGTTTTCTCGATTAACCAGTCGAGGGTACTACACGCTAGGAGAGAGGGACAAGGCTCATTGATTACAATTACCCCTCCCTTCACAGTACGTTTACGGTACTCAGGGCGCGGATGGTCCATCAAGCGAGTGAGGAATGCCACCATCCCATCCATGAACTTCTCCTTTGTAAGGAGGGTAGCGGTTAGTTCAGGGGCATAGATAATCCCCTGCGACATCTCCATCATATCTTCCGCTAGGGCCTGAGGCGTAGCCATTTCCGTATACACTTTAATCGACTCTGTGCGGTTGATAAGATCGATGATAACATTCGCGCTGGACGTTTTTTTAATCCCAGATGGGCCGAGGAGCAGAACCCCCAAGGGAGGATAGAGATCGTATACCCCCATAGATATCCAGACCTTCCCCCCCAACATAGCTCCGCAGCCAAGTATCGCCGAGAAGACATGATATGCAAGGGGCGGCTCCGTATGCTCCACGTATCGTAAATAGTCAGGTATAAACCCCCTGGGAGGAAGGAGAGCTCGTAGTTCATCTTCCTTTTGCTGGACATCGTATAACCCGAATACGGATTCAGTTTCATTTTTATCCACCTTGGCAATAGGCGTTTGTTCTACAACCGCGTTGGTAAGTTCTTCATCCGTAATCTGAAATGCATTACAGATAATAGTGCGTGTCTCATTCACCTCGTACTTAGTGAGTTCCTCTGGTAGCTTCCGCATGAATTCAAGTGCCTTTGCGAAAGCGGGATGATCCATTTGCAGCTTGGATCCCTTAAGGAACCTCTTAAACTGCGTCAATAATTCCCGGCTCTGCGACGTACTTTTCATAGGGCACCTGATCATTCCAGTTGAAACCAACGGTTAGACTGATAGGGATAGAGAAACCTTTTAATTCAGGAATATGCTGTTCCATAGTAGCTTGCATGTAATTACCACATTCGATAGCGTATTTCCGAGGACAGTTGATTAGGGTGGAATCATGCACTGTGCAAAGTACCCGGCAAGTGGGACCGAAGATTTTAAGCTCTTTATGGAAAGGGATAAGAGCTGTTTTACGTAGGATATCGCAAACAGTAGATTGACCCGGAAAGGCGTAAATCTCCGTGACATGCCCACGTGACATAGGCCACCTGCGAATTCTTCCAAACACTGTTTGGAGATATCCCTTACGATCTACCTCCCTCTCTAATTGATAGTGGAAGGAATCCACCGCATGATGTTCTCTTGATAGTTTATCGAATATCTCTTTCCCTTTCGTTTTAGACACTCCTAAATTCACCATACTATTTGCGCCTCGGCCGTAAATCCACCCAAGCGGGCCGCTCTTCGCGACTAGGAGTTCCCAAGGCTTTACAGTGTCGGATTTGTATTTCTTTGTACGAGGTTTGCCTTCTTGAAAGAACTTCTTTGGGGCAAAGATATCCTCATATGTGACTCCGTAGATATAATCGCCTCTTTCCTTTGCCATGAGGAAAGGTACGTCGTTAGCGAGATATGCATAGGTCCATAGTTCGACCTGCGAGTAGTCAGCGATAAGGAGCACATCATCCGGGCTATCCGAAGTGATAATTCGCCTTGGAAATATCCCAGCGGCTTGCTCTGGGATATTTTGAAGATCAGGATCAGTGGCTTGAATACGTCCTCCAATCTGACCAATAAGGTTAAACTGGGGATGGCTGTAGCCGTCACTACTGTAGATGTGCGTGAAATCCGCAGCCTTTTTGAGACGACGCATTTCGAGCACAAGTCCCGCCGTCTTGTTGTTATACTTATCACGGTATTCCTCCAAAGTCTCATCATTTACAGTAGGAGAAACATAACGTACCTTATTCCCCTCTTTATCCTTCTTAACCCGATTGAGTTGTTTTTGTGGCATCTTCATGAGTTTAAAGAGTTCAAGAAGTTGTTTAGGCGATGACCATGAATAATTCGGAATAGATTTATCCCAAAAGTTCTCAAAGGTTTGTAGTTGTTTATAACACATGAGCTCGGCCTTCTGAGCATATTTCACATCACACTTAGCCCCTATCATACGCATGTCTTCCACCAAAGGAATACAAGGCATCTCAAGTTCCCAGAAGAGTTTATCGGCCTTCATTTCTTCGAGCTCACGAAGACACTCCTGAGCTAGCCAAAGAACTCCGTAGGTATCCCGTGCGTTGTAAAGATCAGGCATGGTTTTACGCATGTTTTTATGGTAAGGAATATCCGTCCATAACGATAGAGCTGTCCCAAGATCCTTTTTACGTAGGTAGCTGTAGAGGATATGGAGTGCAAGCATAGGGTCGAACCAGGTTACGTTTTGAAGTACTTCCCTATAGAGTGACTTGAGATGAAAACCGTCAAATCCCCAATTGAAAGCACAGCCGATGAGGGGTTTCTCCCGGTGCGTATTTTCAAAAAGTTTGGTAAGCCGGGGATATAAAGCTGGAGGGACTCCGATACCTTCTCCAATAAAGGAAGAGAGTCCAATAACGTCAATAGGGATTTGCTGTCTTGCGACGAGATCCTCTTCATCGAAGACGTTTTCGGGAGTCTCAATGTCAATACCAAACCACCCGGTATCGTTAATTCTTTCAATACAAAGGTCGAGTTCCGCTTCGGTGGGGTCGATATTAACGATTTCTTTGTAGAGGAGTCCTTTTCCATCATACCACCTTTTTACCTTTCTCCATTGGGCATTCCAAGTAGGCACATTGATAAAACCACTTTGCATTATGTTAAGGGGCTGTTCGAGTGGTATAATGGGACACGCAGCTTCTGTAGAGGGACGGAAGGGGTAACCTGTCATCCAGTAGGAGGGATCTTTCTCTGCCGCTTTACGGTCATGTTGAAGATGGAGGTGTTTTTTACTCAGCGCGTTAAAGGCCTCTATACCTAGAGTTACCTTTACATTTAACTGAGGAAGTTGATCTAATTCTTGAGCTAGAAGGGGTTTACAACATTCTATTGCTTGTGGGGGGATAGTGGTTCCTTTAGGCACATAGCATTTTACTAGGTAAGTGGTAAAGACATTTGAACGAGTAAGTCCTATTGAGTAAAGGCCCCGGTTGAGGGTATTACCGGTTGAATCTGAAAATACCTCGTTTGTATCTAATTCAGTTAGAGAAGGGTTAGCGCCTATAATAGCGAGCTTAGAGGAAGGAGAGCCGATCCCCCAGACCGGCCCTTTTACTCCCTTAAGCGGACAATGTTCACATAGCGGTCCACTTTTTAGTGCAGACATAGATCGAAGAACCTCCGGGATAGTAATTCATCCTCCTTGAAGATATCACTAAGGTGGTAAGTGATAAACTTCGCGTTGCTTTTTACGCCTCTAATTTTCGTACAACCGTGTTGGCCTGTAACCATGCAGGCAGCACCTTTGATATTACAGTAGGAGGTAATCGCAGCGACCACGTCTTTGGTAAATTTTTCCTGAAGGAGGGGACCCGTGTTAACATCATCCAGAACACGAGCAAGTTTCGAGAGGCCAAGGACTTCCCCGTTAGGTATATATGCAACCGAAGCCTCAAACTCTACAGGGAGCAAGTGATGAGGGCATAGGGAATACATTGTATGCCGTCGAAGCAGAATGAAGTCCGTGAACTCTTCCGGAAATGTAGCATAGTCAGTTTCTTTTCTTCCAAACATCTCGAGGATGAACCTCGCATAGCGGTCAGGAGTATCGATGTAATTTCGATCGGAGAGGTCGATACTCATTCCTTCTAGGATAAGGGAAACACCCTTTTCGATTTTGGAGGTATTGATTCTACTTTTCGCCATTTTGTACAGCCTTTCTTTTCGCACGTGCTTCATGGCACTTGCAGTTAGACTCGAAGTGGATTAACATCATAACATTAGCCAGGAGGTGGCCGAGATGATCCTCCTTAACTGCGCTTTCGCCTGCTTTCCATTGATTCCAATGATGTTCGATGTGATTCTCAAGAGTGCCGGGTTTGAAACCCTTCGTCCAGTTATCCTCTCCATATATAAGGGCACCTTCTTCTAGCGCGGCTGCTAGCCTTTCAGAGAGGCACGGGCAAATAAGATCACGCCGCCCTGAGAGAGGATGACGAGTTGCGCTGTTGGAAGCGTTTAAAATCTCATTACGCAGGGTTTGAAGTGTAGGTAAATAATTCGAACATGTGAGTATACCTGGACCGTATGAACGGCAATTTATCACTTTACCACACGTAAGACACTTAGTTTTTACGACCTCTGATTTGATAGGGGTCTGCTTCGGGTCGCTTTCCATTCTCAATCTCCTTTAATTTACCCAGCAAGGTTTCCCAGGTAACGAGCGCTTCCTCTTTTGTCTTATGGTGGCGGCGTATAATTTGTATCGGCCGAAGGTCCATCCTTGCTGAACCCACATCATAGCATTCATGAGTACCGTTATAATGGTGACCTAGAAAGTACACCCTATGCCCGGTTGGCCCGAGAACGGGTTTTGTTAGCATTCTTAGGCCGAGTTGATCCTCCAGTACTGCTGGCGCTTTGTTTCGCATCAAGTACCTCCTTTTGTTTTAACATGTTATCTATCAACTTTTTCAACACAGGAAGTTCGCTCTCGTAGATGTCAATACACTGGCGTAGGTAAGGCCTATCATAGTAGATATTGTAAAGTCTACCCCCTTCTGCCATACCTCGATAAATTGATCCAATATGTTTCTTACCGTCAGCGAATATAGAATCAGCCATTATCTTACTCCGAGGTATTTATGCACTTGGACAGAGAGACGCCAGTTAGGGAAGAACTTAAGAGCCTCTATACAGTATTGAAGGGTGTCCTTACGATGGGAGATGATATGGTTTACAGGTGAGAGAAACACATTCGGGTGAAGTTGAATCTCTGGAGGGATGATTTCCGGTTCCACAATATCGTAAATCGGGAGGCGAATTTCATTATACCGTGGAATTTGTTCGGGTAGATAGTTCAACTTAGGTGAACAGGCCACGTAACATTTTTCAAACACCCAATCAGGAATGGCGAGGGTGCCATTGGTTTCTATCAGCACGGCAGTGTGAGGAGGAAACGCCTTTATAAGGTGTTCAATTTGCCGTAACGTGGTAGGGATCATAGGCTCTCCTCCTGTAATCACCACGTACTTTTCCCATATAGAGGGGAGGGTTTCAGTGTTGATAGAAGTGAGAGCTCTCTTAGCTTGTTTGGTATCGCAAATCCACTCATGCCCATTCCAATCTCTACAATGCCCTTTATAAAGCACATTGCAGCCTGGGAAACGAAAAAAGTAAGCTGGATAGCCTACAAAAGAGCCTTCGCCTTGGATGGAGTGAAAGTGTTCGAGTAGATTAATCTTCACGATTGGATTCCTCTTCTAATTGTAAGGCTGTTTGTTTTCTACGTAAAGTATCACGCCTTAACGCAACATGGTAAGCCTTATGGCATTCAGAATGCATCAGTTGGCGATTTGCTGGTGTGTTGTTTGATCTATCCCTATCCATATGATGAAGGGTTATCTTCTCCTTCACTGAGGGATGCCTCCTATTACCATAGGTAAGGTTAAGCGGTCTTTCGATAAGGTGTTTTAAACACCAAGGGCATAAGAGATACTCACTAAAGTGATACGTGAGTTCTCTTAACATCCTTAACTCCGCTACTATTGATCGGCTTCGTTTTCTGCGTACAGGGTTTCGTACTCTTCTCTTGTTAACTCGCATAAACACCCCGGACTTTCCATTAGATAAAGCGTGTCCCATTTAAGTCCACAAGTACAAGCCAGGCCCGCAATGTAGATAAGAAGATTCTCGCAGGTGGGATTCATCAACAGATCGTTGAGATGATTATGATCCAGTTTGTTGATAATGGGTATCATCAACTGAGAAAGGACGTTGAAATCCATCACCATGCCTATGAAAGGTCCGCTAGTTTGGATACCCCCCACCACAGACACATGAAGAGTCCAGCGATGTCCATGCAGGTGAGAACATTTACCGTTGTACATCGGTAGTAGATGGGACGCGTCGAATTCGAAACTTTTTGTCACTCTCATATTCAAGGGCCTCCTTATCGGCTCTTTGTTTGGATGCAGCTGTTAAGTGTTGGTCGTAAATATAAATGATGACTAAGTACACAAGCGGAATACAATAATACCATTCCATTTATAAAACCTCATTGCACGCCGGTTAGAGGCAACGCACCTCAAGAGCCGCGGATGATCGTCAGGTTTTTGTAAGGCTCCTGTCCCGGCGTGCATGATAAAGGGTTACTTCATTGCAGGCTTACCTTCACTGAGGGGCTTGATTCCATAAGGAGGAATCTTCATTCGAGTGACGCCTTGATAAACCTCGTGTTTGATGAGAACATAACATTCACCATTCACGAGTGCTTCTGGATCGTCCGAACCGTCTTCGAAAATACCTTGCCCAGTCGCGTCGTAATACGCCTTGAGTTTGGCGAGTGCTTGCGGCTGGAGAGAGGGCTCATCGAAGATTGAGGCGCCGACATAAGGCTCCTCTTGCACGAGGAGGCGGAGTTGGGCTTTCGGCTGTTCTTTATCGGAGAGGATAGGATTACCCTGTTCATCCTTGTCTTTCGCGGACGCAATCCTTATATGATACCAAGATTCAGGAAGTACATCACCCCATTTTTGTACTGCCTGCATACCGCGCATTTCACGAGTCATACTATTGTTCCTTTCGTTTTTTAATTACACCGTTTACCATGAATTGCAATTCATTACGCACCTCGACTTCGAAGTTAGTGAGAGCGGTGTCGTAAAAACTCTCAGTAACCTTGATGCCCCTTGGACCATTGATGATTAATTTCATCTTTGGCCATTGGAGTTGTACATCAATCTCGATATGATTCATAAATCCTCCTAGAAACAACCGCCTAAATCGGCTAGGAAGCGATCGTAATCGGTAGATTCCTCGGAGTTAAACTGACGAGGAGTGATACCTCTCTCTTGCATGGCTGCATCCGAACCTAGGACTTTGCGGCCTCGGTCGAAGTCGTATAATAGGAGAGGTTTAGGGAAGGTTTCGCATACAAGACGAGTTTTCCCTATTTTTGGAGCGCCGTAAATCATCCATATATAGGAAGGGACGAAATTGGCGAGAGGGAATTTCTTTGAGAGTTCAAGGATCTCAATGTAGGAAGAAGGAAGGTAGCCAGCCGGCGCCATTGCGAGCACGTTGAAACGACACCCAGCTACCCAAGGGGAATCCATTGCGTTACCGCCAAGTGGTTCTTGTTTTGTAACCCAGGTAGGTTTCCCTCCTAGCATACGTTGGCGGAGGAGGTTATCGCACTTTCGCATGAGTTCTTCGGGCGCGACTTTGCCTGGCAGGTCTGGCATTCCTCTTACCGCGATAGGTTCAGGGGGTGCTTGGTTTTTCCCTGCGATTTCCCCTCCCTTCGCGAAGATTTTATCCACCTGTTCATGGCCAATAAAAACTATCTCCACACCTAGATCACGGAGGTCTTGTAACCGCCGGAAGAGGATATTAAGCCTCTCCGTGGTGGGAGTATAATCATTCAACTGCCGGAGGTTATCCATTTCATTAGCGTGTTTACCTCTCGCTTTGGAGAAGTAAAGACGTGCTAACTCTCCGACGGAGTCGAAGACGACTGTGGCGAATTTTGGCATTCGAGTGTATCCTTTACATGTAGTTTAGGTACAATTGTACTTAATGTAGGTCTCTCACTGAGATCACATACGTGAATTGAGATAAGATCCTCTGTACAGCGATCAACATTAATCTGGAGTTTCTCTGACTTCATCTCGGTAGAGGTTAAGCGTTTTGCAT